TAGCGCCCGCCATTCGCTTTTCGGCCTGTCATTAACACGTCCAAGCGGTTCCCGGTCCACTTGGCAGTGATGTTCGAGCCGCGTCCTTCAATTGCGGCCTTCAGTTCGTTTTGTTTTTCAGTTGGCATCTTTTTCCTCCCGCGCATCCGCCAAACTCACCGCAGCGGCAGCCAGGCCGCGCCGGTGAGCGCGCCCACAAGGATGAGCGCGAATGCCAGAATCGCCAGGGCCAAAACGCCCGCGCAGCTCCTCATCGCGCCCTCCCCGTCTCAATGAACGCGCTGGTGCAAAGGCAGCGCACCGTCTCGTCGGACACGTCCGTGCCGTACTCCTCGCGCGTCCACGCCCGGACGTCGACGAACAGCCCGACCAGGTCCTTGGCCAGCGCGTTGGCGATCTGAAGCCGCGTTTCGCCGCGCCCGTTCATCGCCGTGCTATCCTCGCGGGTGGCGAAGTGCTGCGTCTCGGTCTTAGCCGGTGGCGTGGCATGGACTGGGGCGGCGGGCGTCGCTGTGGAGGTGTTGCCCGCCGTCCGTTTGCGCGCCGCTATCGCGGCCTTGATGCGCTCGACCTCCACCGACATGCGCAGCTCGTACTCCAGGTCGGATTCCGCCTGCGCGGGCGGCGCGGGCACGTGGTAGGTGCCATCGCGCTGCGCGCCGTACGCGGGCGGGGGCGCCGCCGCGCCGTCCTTCCAGACCTCGTAGATGCGCGGGTCGGTTTTCTTGCCGCTCCAGCGCATGCGCATGCAAAATTCCTCGGCCGGCCGGATGCCCGCCTGGGTGATTTGCCGTGCGACCTCGGGGTCCAGAAACATGATGCGATTATCCACCGTGGTGTACATCGCGTAGTCTTCGCCCGAGCGTCCGGTCCCGATCTTGGGCTGCGCGAATCGCAGCGCCAGGCGGACCGTCTCGTTGGGGGGAAATTCAACCTTTTCCCGTAGGGTGGTGGTGGTGCCGTTTGTTCCGTTCGTCATCGTTCGCTCCTTGAATTTTTTTGCCGCTTGCTCTTGTCCGATCCGCGCCCACACGCCCGCGTAAAACCGCGCGTCGAGCGCCTTCCTGCCCGCCTCGCTCCTGCGCAGGCCGGCCATGTCACATCCCCGCCGCGCGCAGCGCGAGCGCGGCCAGGCCGAGCACCGCCGCGATCAAGACGGCCAGTATCAGGCCGGTGGCCGCCGCGCTCATCAGCTCGTCGCCGGCGCGGCCGTTCCAGGCGCGGAACCACAGCCAGGCCGCGCGCTCGTAGAGCGTCGGGGCGCGCATCACGCCACCTCCCGCGCGAGCGCTTCGCGCCAGTCGGCGCCCGCGTAAGCCACACGCTCGGCCGCGTCGGGATCCGTCTCATGCAAGAGCCTGAGAGCGCTAAGCCACTCGCGCGCTTCCGCTGCCGATTGAAACGTCATCGTGAAGCCGTGCCATGTTGCGGTCGCCATCACGCCACCTCCTGCAGGGGGAGCGGGCGAGCCGCCGCGGCGGCGATGGGGCGGCGCGCGGGCAGCGCGATCGCCGGCGCCGGCACGCGGCAGTCGTCCGCCTCGCCGTGCGCGCCGCAGTCGCCGCATTGGTATAGCTCGGTGGTCGCGTCGTCCGCGCCCACCGGGTAGTGCATCACGTACTGGAGTGCGTGGCTGTCGCACACCGGGCACGCGTATTCGTTTTCGTACTCGCCGTCGTCGTCCGTGGGGTGCAGCTCGCAGTCGCTGAATTCCGTGTCGTACATTTCCGCTTCGTGTTGTTCGTTGGTAACCATGTCCATCTCCTATATATATACTCGCATAGTGCATACTTAACGTCAAGCCAATTCTGGCCAGCGCGAAAATAAAAAGCCGAATGTTAACTAGCCGTGGATCGGGCGCAGTTCGGGCGCGAAACGCGGAACTGTGCTACGATGCGAAACGGTATGGCAATTCCAGCGTCGATGATTTGCAGGTGCTTGAGATGCGGCGAGGAGTGGGTGAGGCGGACGGAAGGCTTGCCGCTCCGGTGCGCGCGGTGCAAGACGCCTTACTGGCGGACTGCAGTGGGGGAGTTGCCGATGGGGAGACGCCCGAAGCGGGCGAAGAATAAGCGGGGCCGGGGATGATCCAACTCAGATTTGTGCCTATCGAGAAGTGGCCTGGCGCGCGTACGCGAAACCGCGCAGGCAGCCCGTTCCGGGCCAACTACCTCAACACGCTGGATCTACTGGAATCGGAACTGCGGCACCTTCGGGCGCGCGATATCGTGTTACAAGCCTCGATAGGCTGGCAGGATATCCGCAACGACGGATGGCCGAAGAGTAATGCCCGGTTCACCGATCCCGGCGTCATACTCACATTCGAAAGCGCCAACGGCCCGTTATCTTTCCCGTGCGACCGTTACACGGACTGGCAGGCCAACGTGAGAGCCATCGGATTGTCGCTGGAGGCGCTGCGCGCGGTGGATCGCTACGGCGCGACCCGGAGAGCGGAGCAGTATCAGGGCTGGAGACAGATTGCGGCGCCGGGAGCGGCGGCGCATTTCGGGAGCGTGGATGCGGCTGCGGAGTTTCTGGCGGTCCACGCGCAATCCGGTTCGAGCGTCGAAATTCTACGGGATTCGGACGCGCGCAAGCGGGCCTATCGCAAGGCCGCGGCGCGTTACCACACCGATGCGCCCACCGGGAACGTCGAGATGTTCCATCTGGTGCAGGAGGCCGTTGCCGTTCTGGAAGCTATGGACAACACCGCGCGGGCTGGAGGATAGCGCCGCTAATCGGACGACAACATGAGAAATCTATCGGACACCAAAATTGACGCGATATACGAAGCAATTGTGGCCGGATGCTCGGTCGCGGAGGTGGCGCGGCGCGCCGGTGTCGCCGAGAAAACAGCGCGGAGCTATCGGCATATTTTTGAGCAGCACGCGCCGGAACATCTGCCAAAGCTGTGCGGCTGCGGACGCGTACTTAAGCATCTCGGGAACTGCGCCTGGCGGCGCGCGCGGCGACTGACTCCCCCCGTGGCTTAAGAGGCGCTCGCGCTCGATGCCTGACGTACAGCGGGCCGATCAATTCCCACTCGTCGGCGTCCTCCGCGAACTCAAGCAGCCACATGAGAATCCTCAACCGCCGCTTTAGATTTCGCGGCGCGGCGCTGGCCCACCTTGCCGCTGTTCGACGCGGCCTGCTGAATCGCATCGTACGCCCACGCGGTCCAATAGCCGCAGTCTTCGCCGGGGGGCGGCTGCGCGTCGGCGAGGATAATGAACACCTTGCCGGCGACCGCCGTCACGGCCACGAGAAATTTCGGATCGACATTCGGAAGCATGTCACTTGCCTACGGCACGACAGACGCAGACGGCAGGAGCGGCGACGCCGGCGAGATGGTGACACTGGCAGTCGCAGCCGTAGGGTTTGAGGCGATGCGATTTCCGCTCCCGTCGTTGGCCACCATGATCACCGCGAGCGTCTCCGCGCCGAACACGCCCATCTGTGTGAACGTGCCGGCGATGCCGGACACCGCGCCCACGGGCGCCGCCGGCAGCGGGATCGACACCAGCGTGGTGAACGCGCCGGCGGCCGACAGCGTGCCGGCTTCGAAGTGCGACCAGCAATTCGTGGCCAGCGTGGCCGAGCACGCCACGTTTCCGGCCACGAAATTGTAGCCGAAAGTGACCGTGATCGTGGCGGCGCGCGCGCACGCGGCCGCGGCGATCGCGAGAATCAGTATTTTTAGTCTCATTTTAATCTCATTGCGAAACGACTCCGTTCAGAACCGTAAAACCTTGCCAGCTCGTCGACGACCAGGTCGAGCCCACCTGCCACGCGTTGCCCGCGATGGTCGGCGTGGACGGCACGGTCTGGAGCATGATCGCCAGGTTGCCGATGAGCGACGAATCCTCGCACGTGCTCGTCAACTGCGCGCCCGTCGCGTTTTGGATCCACGGCTGTGGCGTGAACGGCGCGAGATACGTGCCGCCATTCGCGCTCACGAACGGCGCGACGATCGACGAGAACGCCTGCTGCACGCCGGTGAGCGTGTACGCGGCGTAGACGTTGCACGGAAAATAGACTTGCGACTCGTTGCACGAACCGCCGCCCGCCGGGCACCAACGGAATGAGTCGGTCTCGTCGAGGCCAGTGACTCGCCCCCACGCGACCGCCTCCTGCATGATCGTGGCGGCGTGCGAGAAGCCGGTGGACCACGTCGTGTAGTCCGCGCCGAAATACAGATCGACGCCCACCACCAGCACGTTCGCGCTGTTGGCGGCGATCAGCGCGGTAACGTAGAGCGTCTCGGTGTGCGTGTAGCCGCATCCGGTGAGCACGCCGCTGCCGCCGGTGGCCGCGAGCACCGCGCCCGACAGCACGCCGCACGCGGTCGAAAAGTCGGTGGTGGAGAACGTCTGGCCGGTCTGCGTGGCCCAGAGTCCGGTCGGTTCGTGCGCCACGATAGCGATGTGGACAGTCACTCCGATGTTGTTGTAATCCGCGATGGCCGCCGCGTACATCGGGCCGAGCGCCGCGTCCATCGTTGCCACGCTCATGCCGCCGGGATTTGAGATTGCGCAGCTCGCCCACGTCGTGCCGAGCGCGGGCGCGAAAGACAGATCGAGAGTGAGTGAGTGCGCCTTCGCGTAGAGCCCGATCGCGCGGTAAAAAGTCAGTAGGTATGCGACCTTCCCCGGATTCGTCGCCGTGCACGCGCCCGCGTAGTAGCTCGACGCGAGCCACGCGTCGGGGTATGCATTGACAAAAATCAGAGACGCGCCGAGCTGGACCAGGCCCGTGTCGATGAACGCCTCCTCGTACGCCACGTTCGAAAAAATGTAAGGCCCGCCGGTGGGGTCGGCAGTGACAAAGCTGGTCGAGCAGCCGGGGCAGCCCGCGCCGAATGGGATCTTCGGCTGCGGGAGCGCGGCGATGGACGCGGCGGCGGCGTTCACCGCGTTGCCCGCAGCCTGGACGAATTGCAGTTGCGTGGGGTTTTGCGCGGCGCTGGTCGAGCAGCCGCTAGTCACTCCGTTGACGTAGCAAACGCCGGGCTGCGCGTGGGCGAGCGCCGCGACAACGAGCAGCGGAGCGAAGCGGAGATAGGGAGAGACGGAGAGTGTCATGTGACTCACTGAACGTACGCGTGCGCGGCGGCCGATGTCGCTGCCGACGCTGCGGGTTGCAGCGCGCCGATAGCAGCAGAGCCGGTGCCGAACGCCGCCACGCCGGGGAAGCCTGCCGCCTTGAGCGCCGCGCCGCCGCCAGAGGTGGAGTTGAGCGCGAAGTTCGTGGAGCTGGTGAACGGGTTGGCGCTGAGCGCGATATCCGTGCCTTGGCTCTGCACGCAGTTGTAGTTGCCCAGCGTGTTGGCTCCCACACCGTTGTTCATGGCGAGGTCGCCGAGGTTGGCCTTGGGCGAGACAAACGCTGGGCAACCAATCCCGGTGCCATGCGCGTTGAGGTTCACTCCATACCCACCGTTTCCGTAAAAAATAGTGTTCTGGAAAATGTTCTGATCGCCCCAATTATTGTAGGCGGATTGGTTGTTTACGCCGTCATTCGTGTTGTTTGAGAACACGCTATTTTGCGCCAGAATCAGGAGGTTGGCAACGCTTATGCTGGAGTTTTGCACATAAATGCCATAGCTGTTCGAATCCCACACGGTCCCGACCGAGACCCAAGAGAAGCCCACGCTGCCCCCCGTGTTTCCATCTGTCATTCCGTATACGTTGTTATGGATGTAGCAGTTGACAATCCAGTAAGTCGAAGAATATGAGCCACTGCTTCCGGTGGGCGAGAAGATGCCAAACTGCCAGCCCTTGATTTCCGTGTTGAAAATCTGCACGTTCGGGTTGCTGTTGTATGTGTCGATGCCCGCGCCGTTGGTCCCCGCAGCGGTCCCGATTAGCAACGAGTTCATCACCATGAGGTTAGTCGATCCGCCGGTGGCCGCAATCGCCACGGAGTTAAAGCCGCTGAGCGCCAGAAACTCCACATTGTTCACCGCAGTGAAGTACTGCACGTTGAGCATGGGCGTGCCGGATTGGCTGCTCTGGATGATCGGCTTTGTTCCCTGATCGCCGTGCGTGCTGCCATAGCCCCACAGTGTCTTAGCGAACGCGCCCGTAGCCGTGATGCCGGTGACGGTGAAGGTGCCCGTTCCACAGCCGCCGCACAGCCACACGACTTGTCCGGTTGCGTTTACCAGCGAGAAGGCTTGGCCCGGCGTGAGAAAACTGCCACCCAGCACAGCCGTGCACACACTTGCCGCCGTACCGAGCGATCTATCCGCCGTCGCCGTGATGGTGGCATTGCTCAGCACTTCGTATGTGCCGGTGGTGCAGCCGACGCCGCCGGTGATGACAAAGGTATTTCCCGGCAGGGCGCTGCCGACGGGGTTGAGCACGCTGGTGAATTTCGAAGTAGTGGCTCCTACGATCATATCCGTGTAGCTGATCTGCGGCGAGTTTTGCTGTGAGTAATCGGTACCCGGAGAAACGACTCCGATGTCGAAGCCGCCGCTGTTCGAGTCGCTGCCGGTGGTGCGCACGTCGAATTGCACCGTGGAGCTGAGGGTTGCGAAGGCGGGCAGGCCGCAAAGAAGAGAGAGGAGAAGAAGTTTACGCATGTTAGTTGGCCGCCACGGTCACAATCGCCTGCACGCCCGTGATGGTCGTCGGCGACGTGAGGTAAAAGCACACCACCGAGTTGGCGGTCAGCGATGTGGTCCATCCGGTGAGCGTCGAATCGGTGTACCTCGTCGCGCTCGACAGCGCGGGTGTGTCGCTCGCGGTGATGGTGCTCGTGGACGACGGCCCCGTGTAGCTCGCAAACGCAACCGTGCGCACGTCCACAGTCACAGACCCGGAAGGCATGGCGATCAGTTGCACCTTGTTGATGGTTCCCGAGAACGGCACAACCACACAGGCTTGCGCGGACGCGGAGAGCGCGGAGGCCGTGCTGGTGAAGTCGCCGAAGTCCGCCAGGATGCTGCGGAGGTTCTGATTCGCGGTGGTCAGCCCGGTGATCGCAGTTGCGGTCTGCGCGGTGACAAGGCCTTTCCCGTTCGTGGTGACTGCGCACACGGTTGTCGCATTGCCGCACGCGCCCGAGCCGCTGTTTACCGTCGCCAGCGTGCCAACCACCGAGCCGCTTCCGGACGCCGCGAGGTCGCCGGTGATCGCCGTGATGCCGCCTGACGGCGTGGCCCAAGTCAGTGCGCAATTAGTCACAGACGTGACAGTCGCGCACGTATAGACCTGCCCCGCCGTGGGCGCGGCGGTGGGCCGCGTGGTCGATCCGGTGTAACCCGACGCGGGCGCGGTGTCCACGATGCAATGCGCCTGCGACGTGTCGCAAAACTGCACGCTCGATGGCGTCGAGCAGCCGTAGCACGATGTGACCGTGCCTGTGGCGTTGACGTTGCCGGGCGCGAGCAGCGGAGACGGAATGGAGATGGTGGCCACGCCGACCGACGTGGTGACCGTGATCTGATTCGCGGTGCCTTTAACGCTCGCCGCGATCGCGCCGCCGGGCGTGGAGGGATTGATGACGGTTTGGGCTTGGGCCGCGCAGACGGCGAGTAAGGCGGCGAGCGGGAGTGTGTACAGACTCCCGGTCGAGTGACTCCGCACGCGGCGGCGACTGAGTGAGATTATCATGGCGCGGCTCAGATTGCAACGGCGATCACAAAAATGCCGCCCTCGCCGGATACGAGGGTGTCCAGCTCCCACTGGCTCGCGTCGAGCGGATCGCCCAGCGATCCCGCGGTCCACGGCGGCCAGGACCAACTCCCGCCGGGCAGGCCGTTGCCCGCCGCGTCGTTGCCGCCGCCGGGCGCGAGCCAGGCGACGATCTGGCCCTGCGCGTTCTTAACCAGCAGCGTGCTGGTATTGGTGGGCGCGGCCTGCACGAATATCGCGGCGCAGGCCTTGGGCGCGGTGTACGGGCGCACGGGCGCGCCCGCGGCGGCCACCACCACGGTGGTGCTGACTTGTTGGATCACTTTTTCGGTTCTCCTCTTATTGCGTCGGCGTGTAATTTGGGATCTTGCCGCGCCGGTTGCGGACGGTGTTGGCGAAGGGATCGTTCTGGATCTGGTAGCCCTCTCGCCGGTACTGCGCAAGTAGCTCCTGGAACGGCCTGCCCTGATTCGCGGCTTCGTTCATCACAGTGCGTACGGAGATGGAAGGCGTCGGCGCGGGCGGCGGCGTGGCTACGGTTCTTACGAGCCTCATCGGCGCGGCGGGCGCGGCGCCATTCCCCGGCGCTGGGCTGGCCTGTATGCCGTTTTGGGAGGGCGGCTGGGCCGTTGGGGCCTGCGCGCCGTTGCGCGGCATTTCGCCGTAGACGGCGGGCTGCGTGTTGCCTTGCGGGCCGGTGGCGGGCGCCCGCCCACCCATCGGCCCGGCCAGCTCGGTGGGGTCCGGGGGCTGCGCGCTTTGCGCGTGGATCTTCGCCGCCAGGTCCGCCACCGTCTTCTGCTCGGCGGCGCTCAGCTTAGCGAAGCTCTTTTTTCCGTAGCCTTGCGCGATGCCGTCGCGCAGCGCCGTGAGTTCCGCGTCTTCCGCGGGCGGCGCGGGCTGCGCCGCCGGGGGAGCGCTGCTGCCGTTTGCCGGGGCTCGCGCCGCAGCCTCCGCGCGGAGCTGGTCCGCCACGGACGGCGTGCCTGCCGGCGCGCTGTAGCCCTGATCGACCGGCCCGCTACGCGGAGGCGCGGGCGGTGCCGCTGGCGCGGTGTCTACGAGCAAGCCCCCAAACTGATCGGTGCCGGTGGGCGTGCCGGCGGGCGCGGTATAGCCCGTGCCGGAGGGCGCGGCGTTCTTCGGCGCGGCCACCGGCCCGGTGTCGCGCCGCGCTTCCGTCCCACGGCTCGATGCCGGCGGCGCAAGCGTGGCACCCGGTTCCGTTTCGCCGGCATACTCCACATTGGCCGCGGTGGGATCGTTAAACACGTCGCGCGCCGCCCCAACGCCCTGCCTGACGCCTTTGACGATCTGCCGCGCGCCGGGGTAGGACAGCACCAGCCGCGGTATCAATCCGCCCTCCCCCATGGCGCCGGCAATCGCCTGTCCGGCCGCCAATTTTCCGGCGCCGGCCGCCACATCGGGTGCCCCGGCCGAAAAACCGGCCCTTGCCGCCGCGCCGGCGGTTTCCAGATCGGGCAGCGCGTCGGCTGCCTGTGGGGCCAACGATAGGGCGCCCATCGCGGCGATTTGTCCTAGCGCCCCCGCATAGTTCTTGTGCCGCACATCGGATGCTACCGGGCCGACGGCAGGGAGCGCCTCGACCATCGCCTCTGCCGGATTTGCTCCTTCGCCGGCGGCGCGGCCCGCGGCCATTCCGGTGTTATAGCCGATCCGGCCGGGATTGCCGATCGATTCCAGGGCGTTCGGAAAAGCTTCGGCCAGACCGTGCAGGACGGAGGCCGCGCCCGTGCCGAAACGCGAGAGCGCGGACGGCTGCTCCGCGTCCACCGGAATGCCGCCGAACTGGTCCGCGGCGGGTGACACCGGAACGCCGCCGAACTGATCCGCCATTATGGCTTCCGGTACTGCCTGCCGTCCGTGCCGGTGTAGACCGTGCCGGATTTGAGGGCGTTGTAATCGGCTTGCGTCTTGACCGCGGGTGTTTGTGCGCCCTGCGTCGGGTATGGCGCAGCCACGCGCGGTGCCTTGTATCCGGGGTACGCGCTTTCCGTGGCCCCGGCAATGCCGTTGTAGCGCGCGGCGGCGCCGTTGGCGACGGTCTTGACCACCGGGCCAAGTTCGTTCAGTAGACCGTCTGAGAGCGGTTTGCCCTGAATTAAGCTGGTCGCCTCGCTTTTCATCTTGTCCGCAGTGGAGCCGAGGCCCTCGTTGCCGGGCATCGCGGCCAGGCGTTTGATGTCGAACATAGCCAGGTTGTAGGCCGGTATCGACTGCTTGAGACTCTGCGCGGCGGCGCTGTTGCCGCCTTTCGCCTGCGTCGAAAGGTCAATCATGTTTTGGAGCGTCTCGGACGTGGCCTTCGACTGGTTGTATTCCGAGAGACCGTCCTGGATTTTCGCCGCGGCCGTCCGCTGATTTTCCAGCGAGCTGGTGAACGCGGCGGTAGCGTTGGCTTCGCGGATTTTTCCGGGCGCGAGCGCGGTCTGCTCTTTCACCTGGTTCTGGATCGCCTGGTTGAGCGAATCGGGGTTGGCCTTGTTCGCGTACTCGATGGCGCCCGCGATCGCGGCCTGCCCCTGCGCGATATCGCCGTTGCGCATGTGCGCGTTGTACAGATCGGTGAAATTCTTGGCGACCGTAGGGTTGAAGCCGAGCGCGTTCTGGATCGTCTGTACGCCCGCCTGCGAGTTGGTGAGCGCCGCCTGCATGGCGTTCGCTTTGTATGTGGACACGCGGCTGTCCGCTTCGAGGCCCGGCGTCTTGGCCTGCGCCTCGGCCGTGTCGGCCGCGGCCTTCGCGGTTTCCGCCGCGCTCTTAGCGTTCGCCACGATGCTTTCGTGCGCCCCCAGCACGCCCAGGTGCATACCTAAAAGCGCCTGCGCGGCCTTCGGATCGGCCGGGAGCTGGTCGGGCAGCAGCGCGGGATCGTCGGGCGCGAGCTTGCGCACCATATCGCGCACGCCGGCGTAATTCGCCTGCTGGTCCGCCGGCGACGCGTAGTAGAGGCCCTTGATCGCGCTGGCCGCGTCCGCGTGGTTTTTGTCGTTGATCGCCTGCTGATCCTTGGTGAGGTTGAGATAGTCCTGCGAGTATTTGAGCTGCGTTCCGGCGAGCGACTGGAGCGTCGCGCCCGAGACGCCCGCGCGCGCGAGCGCGCCGAGGTCCATGCCCACGATGGGGTTGCGGGGCGGCGCTGCCGGCTGCGCCGGCGGTGGCTGGGTCTGGGGGCCCGGGGCCGGGGAAGCGCCCGCGGGCGGCGTCCCACCTGGTTGCTGCTGTGGTAGTGGAGTGACCATGCCGGGCGGGGCGCTCATGGTGCCGTTGGCGATTGCCGCGCCGGGTCCGGAGGGCGTCGCGCCGGTGCGGTCGATCAATCCGGACGGCAGCACGGGGTATCCGCCTTGCGGAGGCGGCGGGGCGTTGGGCGGCGCCGTGGTGAGCGCCGGATTGCCCGCGGGCGGTGCGCCCGTGCCCGTTGCCTGGCCCGCCGCGGGCGGTGCGCCTGCCGCGTTCTGGCCCGCGGCCATGAAGTATTGCTGGATGAGCTGCTGGTCTTTGAGCTGCTGTTGGCGCTGCTGGTTTTCGAGCTGGATGCCTTGCGTCTGCGCCTGCGACTGCCGCATGCCCTGGAGTTGCGCCGCCTGGTTCACCAGGTCGGGCGCGGGCGGCGGCGGCGTGACGTTGAGATTGGGCAGGTCGCCAGGCTGCATCGGCATCGGATCGATGTCGCCGGGCATTAGTTCTCCAAGCAGAGATACTGCAACTGGACGCTCGCGGTGTGCGCGATGAAGGCCGGTGCGGTGATAGATGGGTCGAAGCGGAAAAGCTGCGCGTCGCCCGCGAGCATGCGCAGCACGACGGTACCCGAGACAGCCGTTTGTAGCTGCACGTAGTTGGCAGTGTCGAGGTTGATGAACTCGCAATACCCGACGTTCGCCAGCCCGCTCACGTTGAGCGCCGTGCCGCCGCTCGTGGTGGGGATAAGCTGCACGCCCTGGATATACTTCGACCCAGTGATCGCAACGTAGAGCCCCGGCACACTAAGTCCCGTTGTGATGCCCGTCGCGGTGTAATTCAAGATCGCGGTCAGTTGGATCGGCGCGGACGCGCATGCCGCTACCGCGCACACGAGTAGCGCGCAAAGAACACGTTTGAGTCTCATAGGTTTCCTTTTGTGAGTGAGTGAGTCGCCCAGATTATCCGCCGCTACCCCACCCATAGCCGGGGGTCTGACCCGGCAACTGGCCGGCGACACCCATTGACACGATGCTGTTCCCCGCGCTCCCTATACCGCCCAGCATGCCGTTCCAGGAATTTGCCGCACCGATATCACCCGATGCGATTGCTTTGCCAGCACCGATCTGGCCGTTAGCAGTAAATTGAGCCGCGCCGAGCGAGTTAGCGCTGGCGAGATCCTGCGCACCGATCGCGGTATTGCCCGCGTATGTCGCTGCCCCTACGTTTTGGTTGCCCGCATATTGGCTCGCGTTCTCGGCCAGCCCCGCCGCGCTGGTCTGCGCGCCGATGTTGGCCTGGTTCGCCTGGAGCTGCTGCTGCCCGCCCACCTCGGTCGCCTGCTGGCCCATGCCCGCGACGGTCGAGAGATTGTTGAATAAATTCTGGTGGCCCGTGGTGTAGTTGTTGAACGCCTGCTGATACTGCTGGTTCGCCGTGTTCTGCGAATACTGCGCCATCGCCTCCGACGCGCCTCCGGACGACAGCGTGCCGCCCGCCGCCTCCTGACGCTGCAACGCGAGGCCGCCCTGCTGCGCGGTGAACTGGTAGCCGGGGTCTTGCGACTCCATCATCGAGGAGTTGAACGGCTGGTAGTTCGCGGCCGCGTTCAGGCCGCCCGCGGCCGTCGCGCCCGCGCTCGAATATGGATTGAGCGCCGCGATGGTCGAGCCGGCGCCCGCGACGGTCTGCGCGCCCGCGCCGGTGATGTTGCCCGCGCCGGTGGCGGCCGTGTTGACCGCGTTGGTGCCCGCCGTGCCGGCCGCGCCCACCACGTTCGCGCCGGCGGTCTGCGCGGTGCCGGTGATCAGCGGGTTTTGCGCGTTGGTGGCGTTGTTGACGGTGGTGGACGCGTTGCCGTACGCGTTCGAGATCGAGTTGGCGGCGTTGTGGCTGGCACTCGCCCCTTGAATTCCGCCTATGATCGACGTCACAATGCTCGGCGAGTCTCTACCTCCGGCGGCGCGGGCTTGCTCATTCCGAGCAGCACCATGTCCGTCAAACGTCCGTTTTTCATGACCGACTTTTCCTTCACCGCGTACCGCACCACGCCCACGCTGCGCTCCGCAAACCGCACCGCCGCGCGATGGCACGCGGGGATGGCCGCCTCCAGACGCAGGCACGGCGTATGCGCCCACAGCCACGCGGGCATCTCTTGCCCCGCGCGGTGCGTGCGCGCGGGGTGCAGGCCGCGGAAAAACGCGACGTGCGCCTGCCAGCAGATCCGGTTCTCGGGGAAGAAGCAAAACAGGCCGAGGAGCCCCGCGCCGTCTTCCGCCAGCACGTACCAGATGTCGGGATGATCGTTCGCCACGAACTCCGCGGCCGGCGGCGAATAGTCGTCCGTCATCAGCGAATATATTCCCGGCTCGGTGAGGATCTTTGTCACCAGGTCGAGCGAGCGCGTCCGCGTGAACCTCACGCGGTCCATCCGTAATTGCCGCTGCCGCCGCCCGTGCTGCACGCCGCGCAGATCGTAATCTGGCACTTGATCACATCCACACCGTCCGCCGAGTCGGTGACTTGCACCGTGAACAAAAACTGCCCGGCTGCCGTCGGCGTACCGGAAATCAGGCCCGTGCTCGCGTCCAGCGACAAGCCCGGCGGGAGCGCCCCGCCGACGAGCGTGAACGTGTAAGGCGGCGTGCCCCCGGCCGCGCCCAGCGCGTGCCCGTCGCCGTCCGGACCATACGCCACGCCGACCGTGCCGGGCGGCGGGTTATCGCACTGCGCTTCCAGCGGGCCGTTGAGATACGGGAACGACGCGTCCACGTGGACCATCGACTGCGCGGGCGAAATCGAAAACGCCGTGCCGTTCTCGGCCGTCGCGCGAATCGTGGCGCTCGACACCCACCCGGAGCTGCTGGCGTATGCGGCCGTGTTGCAATCCGCCACGACCACCAGCACGTCTTGGAATTGGTTGATCAGCGCGACGGCGACGGTGTTGTCGTTCGCCTCCTCGCTGAACGGGTCCGGCGTGCATGTGACCGTGACCGTGCCGGTGTCCGAGCAGTTGCCGCCGCCGAACGCGCCATTGTTCGCCAGCGCGCGGAAGTTGACGGTGCCGACGTCGGTCTCGGCCGAGTTGCAGCTTTGCACGATGGCGAAGACCTGGTACAGGTCCGGCGTCTCGTATTCGACGCCGATAATCATGGGCGTGCGGCCCGAGGCGCTTGCGCCCACGCCCGCGAAGGTGACGGTGCAGGTCCCGCCCTTGATCGACTGCGCCACCCACATCGAGATGCCGCTCTGGCCATTGAGCTGGAGGCCGGGCTGCTCGCTGTAGAGCACGTAGGTGTTACCCAGGTTGTCGCTGCATCCCGAAGGCGAGACCGCGTCCGCCACGCTCGCGAAGGTGTTACCGAGCGACACCACGATGATGTCGCCGTATGCCACCTTGCTTGCGAACGTGGCGAATGGCGCGGTCGGATCCACATACGGCCCGATAACCACGACTTTCTGAACGTACGCAAAAGAAGTGCTCACGCCACCGCCGAAATCAGCACCGCAGCCAGGTGCAGGTCGCGCGAGTCCACGGCAGGCGTTCCGGGCGTCGGGGTGAATGTGACGAAATTCTGGAGCGCCGGATACGGGACGGTCGCATAAGCAATCGCGCCGTTACCGTTGCCGCTGGGATCGCTCCACTGCTGGACGATGCCCGAGGCCAGTGCGCCGGCCGGCACGGTGATCGCCCAGGTGCGCGGCGTGGCGCCGTTGCCTTCGGTGTCGTACAGCGCGTCGATTAGCGTGTGGTAGAACGCGCCTTGCGACGCGGAGTACTCACTCACATCTCCGAACACGGGGTTCGAGCCAAACGGGTTGCCCGAAAGCGCCGGCTGAAACGTCTGGATGCCGCAGGATCCCACCGGGCACGGCGGCGGTTGAAACTCGATTACCACCAGCGTCGGGTTGCCCGCCGCGGACTCGGTGAGGCCCGGCCCCGCGGTCACGGTGTTAGCGCCCGCCTTCAGTACCGGGCAAACCCACCACGTCTCGTAGCCGGTCGGCAGGTACGTGCCGGGCAGCTCGTACCACGTGTTGCCGTTGCTGTCCGTCATCGTGGCGGCGGTCTCGCCTTCGGTGCCGGTGAGGTAGGCCAGGCCGATATTTCCCGACGCGTTCGGGTTGGGGTATGCGCACGGCAGCGAGCCGGCCGCGCCTGCCGTGGCGTACTGCGCGATTGCGGTATTACCTACGAGGGTTGCACCGGGCATGGTAAAAGCAGGGGTCCGAGATTAGGGGTCGGGGGCCGGGGCGCGCCCGCCACGGTACCTTATACTGGATTTATGACGGACTTTACGAGAGCTACAAGCGTCACGCCCGAAGTCGGCGATGCCGTCGCGGATGCGTTCGAATACCATCCGTGGGATGCGGAGATGACTGCGCGTGGCGTCAAGATCCGCACCGCGCTGGCTAACGCCGTTTTGGCGGTCATCGAGAACGCGCCGCCTGGCCCCGACCGCACCGTCGCGATACGCAAAATCCGCGAAGCGCGGATGGATGCTAATTCGGCGATCACGCACGGGGGCAGATACTGACCTGTACGCGCTGCGCGCAGCCGATCTCGCCGAAGGTCGAGCGATATTTCCGCACTAAACGCGGGCCGCACCATGCGGCGTGCCCGGCCCCTGGCCCCCCGCCCCTGACCCCAGTTTCTTCATGCACGCCAGACAAATCGGCCGAAGCGCGCCGGTGACGCTCCGGAACGTGGCCTGCGCGAGCGCGCCGCATTTCGCGCAGACGCGAGCGGGCGGGGCGTGCGTGCAGTTACAGGGCATGCTATAGTCGCCCCATGCGCCTGCACTGGTGCGTGTTCTTCTGGTTTTTCGGCTGCCTGTCGGAGCTTATCGTTTGCGCGTTCTGCGACAGTTGGCTGGTCCGCATACTCGCCCCGCTGGCGTCCACGTGCGTGCTCGCGTGGCGGCTCTCTCTCGCGCGCTGATGGCTCACTGTCCCGGCTGCGCCACGGCTGGCGTGTTCTGCAAAACCGCCGTGAACGCCCAGCTCGTCGATCCCGAGCTGATGCCGATGTTGAAAACGTCGTCATACGCGACGGGCAGCGGCAGGCTTACCAGGTTCGTGATCGCGTAGAGCGTGCCCATCGCCACGCCGGGCTGAATCGTGGGCGCGGTCGCGAACACCGCGACGCCGTTCTGATAGATCTGGAACGTAAGCGGCACGCTCGCGTCGGACGCCGTGATCGTCACCACGCACACGTTCACCGTGCCGGCGCGCGCGGCGGGGTAGAGCAGGGAGACGTTAGTGCCGGTCGCGCCGCTGTTGATCGAGAAGCCGACGAGCGGGTTAAGGGAATTGGTGGTCAGGAGTGACTCGAACCACCTTATCCACGTGCGGGAGATCCTGCCGATCCACCCGCCGGGGGGCCACGGGTCGAAGAAATCGCTTTCGACGGGCACATACTTAATTGGCGTCGCGCTCTGGATTTTGTAGTTCGTCTGCTGCTTGCCGCTGGCCACTAGGTGATCCTAAAACGCGCAGTCAACCCACAGGAGATAACAATTTGCCAGAGCGACGGCCACACCCACTGGCAGGGTTTGCGTCGCCAGGACGATCCACGTCTGGCAGCTCGTGTCCGAAAAAGCCAGGTAGATGGAAACCCCCGTAGAAGCCGTCTGCCACGAGACCGTCTGCCACACCCTGTCGCGTCCCTTGCTTAGCCTCTGCCAATAAATTCTTGTGTCGGCGAGCCTATCGCAATCCAGTTCGAAGCGCGAGTACATGCGCCAGTAGTTCGACTCAGTCAGATGGGGCGCGCGGCGAAGGCGATAGATGGCGGTCCCGGCGTCATCGAGATATGATGCATTTTGAAGGTACAGGTTCCCATTCTGCCAGTCGCCGCAAAAATCTTGATCCGCGGTGGTCGCACCGAGCGCTACGACGCAATGGAACGCCTGACGCACTCGGCCCCAGACAGGAAAACCGTTAGCGTCGAACGCGCCGGTAAACCAGCCTCTTTCGTGCCAGAGGTTCTCTTTTAGGTCGTAGACCCAGGTCGCGCCCGCGCCGGAGTTAGCCGATGGAAAACTAATACACCAAAACTGATGCCCGCGCTCAATGTACGTGAAGGCAATCGCGTCCGCGACCGTCGAGTATTCGTCCCACGCGGTCTCGACCGCGTCGGTTGAAATGCGGCGCGGGCGGAAGCCGACGGCGAGGAACGCCAGCCGGTCTCCACGGCGCGCATCGCCGCCGATCCACGCCAGCCCCTCGTCCAGGCGGCAGACGGTCCAGGGCGCGATGCAGGCGTAGTGCATGATCGCGCCGGGGTCGGGCGAGAATGGCGTCGGCGACGCGCCGGTGTCCTGGAACACCTCGCTCGCCTCGGTGTCGCCGAAAACGTATAGCTCCTGGTGATCGGCCTGAAGCGCGGCGACGTTGTCCGGGTAAGTCGCCTTGTCGAAAAAGTCCAGCGGGTTCCACGACGTGAAATCGTTGATCGCGGAAAACTGGATCAAATGCGACGCGTAGAACGAAGCGAAGCCGTACCCGTCGAGATATGCGCCCTGGCTGGCTGGAACGAGCGTAGTGAGAACCTCGACGCCCTCGCCGCCAGTGCTGCCTCCGGTGCCCCACGAATCCGCGCCGAACGCCTCGCCGTCCACGACGCTGGTGACTACCTGCGTCTGCGCGGTGAAGCCGGCGAACCCGGCGTAAATGGTAATCGACTGGCCCACGTCCGACGCGTCGAAGATGCCGCCGGTCGCGCCGGTGAGTCCGCCCGTGCCCGCGTCTATCGACAGATCGAAAAGCAGGATCGAATAGGTAATCGGCCCCTGCACCGCGACGCCCGTGTCCACATACACGTGGCCGTCGCTGATGACCATCAACTGAGTGCCGATGCCGTTCGCGAACATCTGCACGGGCTGCCCGTCGTTCCCCACCGACCCGTGATCGTTCGTGTGGCCGTTAGAGAGCACTTCGTACAAGTGACTTCCCGCGACGACGAAGAGCCTGTTTTGCCCCGGGAACATGCCGCGGATGGGCCCCTGCGGCATCGTGGCGAAGAGAGTCAGTCCCGGTGTGGGTACGAGGGTGTGGGATGCTTTCTCCGCGTTCCCCTCGATGGTGGCCGCGTACCAATTAACGCTGCGCTCGGCAGCAGCATTGAGCGACGCAATCGAGTAGCTCTGGCCCGAAGTGAAGGCGTCGAACTTCAAGGCATCGTCCCCGTGAAGTAGTTAAAATCGCCGCGCCCCGTCCGGCCCCGCGTTCCGTAGTCCGCCGAGCTACAGCGCGGGCTGGCCTGGTTGTTGCCGGTCATCGCGCGCATCGCCTCCCGCAGCAGATCCGGCAGCGCGGCGGGCATGGGCATCTCGAACGGATCGAGGAGCGCCTTGGCCAGCGTGTACGCCAGCGCGTTGAAATACGCGGGCGGCGCGGAAAACTTCGCGGCGATGGTCTGAAACTGGCTCAGCCCCACCCAGGATTCCAGGCGCAGGCCGTATGCGTACGACGGGATGCACCACAGGTACAGCGCCAGCGAGTCCCAGTCGTACTCGACATACAAATCGGTCGGGACATCTGTCGCGATGCCCTTGAGCGATCTGTTCGCCCACCACGCGCTGTCGCGGATGTGGAGCGGCAGGTCCACGTTCGTGTTCACCGCGCCGGGCGGCGTCGGCGGCGTGGGATTCTGCGAGCCGGGTCCGCCCAGGCCGGTCAAGACCAGCTCCGCGCTTTCGATGCGCACGGGGCGCGGCGCGGCGCAGGCGAAATCCGGCGCGATGAGGCCCGGGCCCAGCATGTGCGGCTGGTGGTTGGGCGTGAGCGTGTAGAGCGTGAACGTCGTCGTCCACATATTCACGCGGCGCGCAGCCCACTGGTCGATAATCTGATTGGCGTAGAGCAACGCTTCCGCGAACTGCGAGGACGAAGGAATGCCCTGCGCGCGCTTGACGATCTGCGCGGCGCGTAGCGCCTTGTACAGCACGTCCTGCACGCGCCAGTAGCCGAGGTTCGGAGGTGGAAGAGATGGGGCGCTCATGTTATGTCTTCGGGCCAGGCGGCGGCGCCATCGGCGCTTCCGGCCCCACCGGCGCCGAGCTGCCCAGACAGTCCGCCTGCAGGGTGGCGATATCCGCCAGCGCCTCCATCGCCGCGTCGGGAAGGCCCTCGGGTACCGGACGCCCGAACGGGAAGCACAGAGTCAGTGCCAGGCGCACGATGAGCGCCTTGGCGAAGCCGGGCGCGAGCGTCACCGTGTCCGTCAAATTCACGAAGTCCACGATGGCCTGGTAGGTCTCCAGAATCATGTTTCCGGCGGCGGCCATCGGCGTCACGTAAACGTTGCCGGTCGGGTACCCCATGTCCCAGAACGCCGCCTCGACGTAGAT